GGTCCAACATTAAGACCATTTACCTTTACGTTCAAACTATCTGCAAGAGGAACTAAGGATAGAGATGCAATTCGCCAAATTATAAGATTTTTTAAACAAGGTATGGCGGTACAAAGAACACAATCTCAATTATTCTTAAAAGCACCTCATACATTTAAGATCCAATATCTACATAAAACTAAAGATCATTCGTATTTAAACCTAATTAAAGAGTGTGCTTTACAATCTTTTACTGTTAATTATACCCCAGAAGGAAATTATATGACCTTTGCTGATGGTATGATGACTTCTTATGAAATTAGTATGCAATTCCAAGAACTTGAACCAATATTTAATGATGACTATGGAAACCTTGATGGAAAATCAATAGATACTAATATAGGTTACTAAAATGGCAAATCAGTATTTTAGAAAAGTTCCAAATTTTGAATATGTAAATAGACTACCAAATTCAAAAATTGGAGACTATATCCAAGTTAAAAACTTTTTTAAAAAAGGTAAAATAAGAAGTGATATAATTGATAATCTAGTTTTCTTTGACAAATATAAAATAATAGGTAATGATAGACCAGATAATGTTTCTTTTGATTTTTATGGAGATTCCAATTTAGATTGGATAGTTCTTTTATCTAATAATATTATCAATATTCAAACAGAATGGCCATTAACACAAGAATCTTTTGATAGATATTTGTTTGAGAAATATGGTATTCCAGGAGATAGTGAATTAGATACTTACAATAGAATTTACAATGATATTCACCACTACGAAACAACCGAAGTTAAAAATAGTTCGGGTGTAACTATCCTAAAAGCAGGCATACAAGTAGAAGAAGATTTTTCTATATCTTATTATGATAATCTAACAGAAAATGTTGTTACATTAAATTCAGTAATTGGAGTGACTAATTACGAATATGAAGAAAAAATTGAAGAGAATAAAAGAAATATATTTTTACTTAAACCAAAATATTTGAATATTATTATTGATGATATGGATGATATTATGAAATACGAAAAAGGTTCCGGTCAATTTAAAACCGAAACCTTAAAGACTGCAGATAATATTAGAATTTATCTATAATCAACTATCAACCAGTTTTTGGAAGTATGAAAGTGCATCATCTTCGTCATCATCATCGGAAGAAATTTTAGGAAGAGAAGGAGTCTTTGAACGAGCATAAGATTGCTCTAGTTCCTCTGCAATACGACTCTCTGTAGAAGGTTTTTCTACATAAGATTCATATTCTTCCTCTTCTTCCATTACAGCACGAGAGTGCGTAGGAGAAGAATTTTTAACACCAAGAACCATATTCATACGACGCTCAAGTTCTCCATAAGACTTGAATTGATCAGGGGCAGTAATTGCTGCTAGCGAATACTGCTTCTTCCAGATGGATTCAAGAGCATCATCATCGTCCAACAGTGGTGCAACTCGATCAAACTCTGATTTGTCGTAGTTCCAATACCCATCTTTCTTTACGATTTTGAGTTTAAAGTTAGCACCTTGCCAGAAGTCAAAAGGATTGATAGGAGTTTCATCCTCAAATTCTGGTTGCATTGCTTCCATAATTTTATCAAAGATTTTCTTACCATACTTAAAGAGAAAAACTTTTCCTTCATTTTGAGGATTTGCAGGATCCTTTACAACGTAAATATTGCTGTAATAGTTAAGCTTACGCTTTTGCTTACGAACAATTTCTTTATTCGTTTCAGATCCAGTATTCCAAAGTTCTCGGTTATATTCACCAAGAGGATCTTTTTGACCAATAGTAGTCAAGGAATTTTCAATATACCATCCACCAGGTCCTTGGAAAGCGTGAGAATACATTTTTGCCCAAGGAAGTTCTTCTCCTTCAGGTGCAGGAAGAAACCGAATCACTGCAGATCCTACTCCATCCTTTCCCATCTCAGGTTTCCATAGACGATCATCGGCACCACCAGAAGTAGTAGCACTCATTTTTTCAACCTCTTTCACAAGTTTTTGCGTAAGAGAACCAAGGGAAGATTGTTTTTTAAGAGATTCAAAAGACATTTAGATTACCTTTATAAATTGTATTTGGCTTTTGTGACTTTGCTTAAGGGATTGTCTAGCCCAACATATTCTAGCAGTCAGAACCTGTTTTGTCAATCTGTTCTTTCATAACCTCAAGCAGTTTAGACATATTATTCAAAATAATATTCATATCAGTTCCTTTTGGCATTCCCATCATAACAGCAGATTCTGTCACACGTTCTTTCATCTCAATTGCTTCTGGGTCATCAGATAAACTCAAACGAGTATAAAGAACCTTTTGTTTTTCTAAAAGTTTTTCAAGAACTTCAACATGCTCAAGTTTTTCTTCTTTAGTCATTGTAGGAAACTTAAAAATGTTTCCGTAAATATGTTCTTGAAGTTCTGCAATTTCAGTCATTTCTGAACGAACAACTTCTGATTTAAAAAAACTCATTTATCCTCCAAAATAACGTTCTTTAAAATTTTTTTATATTTAAATATATCTATTTGAATAAATGGATTATATTTTTTAATCCGACGACTTACAGTTTCCCAAACTGGATCTTGGAGTTTTTTATCAAAGTTCTTTGAATAATTAAAGATTTTATCATAAAGAACCATTGTTTCTAGTGATACTTTATCACTCAAAAATTTTTTAAGAAGTGGAGGATGCCCCTTTGAGCAATTGAAAACATCATCAAATTTGTTTTCTTCGAATAAAGACTGACTTTCTTCTTTAAAGACATAAGAAAGAGATTGAACCTTCCTTTGCCAGGTTTGATATCTTTCTTCACCTTCTTTAATCATTTCACCTATCCAAAGAGTTTCTGGATCGGGACAAGATGCAAAATTAGCAACAAAAAATTCTACTACTTCTTGCTCTGATTTTTGCCTTGCTAATTTTTCAAACCAGAATCTGTCCTTACGTTTGTAGAAAGATTGAACTGTTGCTCTTACCTTTTTATTATATTTAAAATAATCATAACTATTTTTAGTAAAATGGTTTTTCAGAGCAAGATATTCTCGGTAAGCATCGAATGGCATCATTAAAAGATCAATTTTGCACGGGAGGTTTTTTTGAGAAAGTTAAGTTCCATCGCCTCATATTTAATCTTCTCTTTCAAAGGTTTTGATATAAGTTTAGGAATAGATTCTAAATCAATAGTGTTTTCTTCACAATAAAATACTATTGCATCAATGTAATTAATTTTTTGACTTGATACTATTTTTTCAATTTCTTCAGAAAATTTTGCAGAAGAAATGAATTTATTTTCAAGTGCCTTTTCTAACTCATTCTCCATTTGACCCAGTATTGTGATGTACAAATTCTTTAATGTAACGAACTAATAGTTTAATATAGTCTCCTTTATTCCTTTTGTCAAACACTTTTACTTCTCCACCAGGAGTGACCATCAATGTAATGAGTTTTTCAACTACTTTTCCAGTTAGTTCATAGTATGCCGCAGCATAAAATGTTTCTTGTACAAAATAGTTTTCAATCCACTTTTCTGGTTTTATTTTCTCTGAAGTCTTGAAGTCAATAACTGCAAGTTCTCCTTCATATTCTGCGATACAATCAACTCTTCCAGCAAGTCCCAAGTACTCCGAATAAAGAGTTCTTTCGATTGCATGAATATTATTTATCTTATCTAAGTATGGTTTAGCATGATGAAACATGTGTTTTGTTAAGAGTTGATAATCATCCCAATTTAACTCTTTATTTTCAAGATAATCTTGACACACTTGGTGAAAATCAGTTCCTCTTGCTGTTGCTTTTTTAGTAATTCGGTTTGCTTCTTCGAGACCAACTCTTTTACGCCAATCAATAAAAATCTGACGATTATAAAAAGAAGTTACAGAAGTAATAGAAGGCACCCATCCTCCATTAGGTAGATTATAAAGACGGATGCTTTCTGTTGTCTTACATTCTAGTTCAATATCACCCAAGTAATTATGATGAATAAATGTCATAGATTCAATTCAGTTTTTGCTACGATATACTCTTTAACTAGTCCTGAGCGAACAATATCTTCAATACCAAATTCAATAATATCAAATGACGGCATTACACGAAGAATCTTCATAAAGTCAATTATACCATTCTTTTCATTAGTTTTAATTAGATCACTTTGAGTTGCATCGCCACAGAACATGATTTTACTATCTTCACCAACCCGAGTAATAATAGAATCCAATTCATGGAAGTTAAGATTCTGAAATTCATCAACGATAATAATTGCTTTGTCTAGAGTAGTTCCGCGAATAAAAGAAGTACTCCAAAAACTAATTGTACCTTGAGTCTTAAGGTTTCCATAGAGCATCTCAAAAGATGGGTCATCTGGCATATTAAACATGTACTTTACCATATTCTTATATGGAATTTGATAAAGAGAAGACTTATCTTCATGATCTCCTGGAAGAAATCCAATCTCGCGGGTTGCTACAAGAGACCTAACGATATAAATTTTTTCGTAAGGAGACCTTTCATCTAAAACTTCTTGAAGTGCATTATAGAGAGTGATGAATGTTTTACCCGTACCTGCTGCACCGTAAGCAACGATGTTTTGTCCTGATTCATATGCTTTGAATAAAATCTTTTGATTTTCGGTGAGAGGTTCAACATCTCTCATCAAATCGGTACTAATTGGTTTCTTTCTCTTTATTTGTCTCGCCGTCATACCAACACCAATCGGTTGATCATCTACTCTTTTTCTTCTTGCCATATAAAAAAATTAAACTGGTTTTACTTTTGACCCTGGCATTTTGCTTGCACGATGCAAGACATCATTCCATCCGGGATGAGACTTCTTTAATTTATCATAAACTTCACCTATTTCTCCAGATGCTGGACAAGTTGATGGATCACTCCAATCCCTATCCCATTCTGGATTATCTTTTTTCCATTGATCCCATTCATGAACACTGAGAACAATCTCTTTTTGTTCCCCAGTGACCTTATTATAAACTGGATAAGTTGCCAACTTTATTCCTCCATAGTATATGAGAATATTTATTCAATCGTAACAGATGGAGGATCAATGCATTCAGAGCATCCTTCACGAGTCCAACCAAGTGCTTCAGATACTGCGGGAAACTGACATGTAAAAATACAACGTACAAGTTCAGCAATCTCCATGTGTTCTTTTTGAGTTCCATGAGATGAGCGAAGATCGATATAATGTATCCATGACCTTACAGAACCCGTCATATAGAGGCGTGTAGGCGTCGCTAGAGGCAGTACAAACCTTGCACACTCCTTTGCCACTCCTTTCTCTAGAAGGCGATTGTAGAGGCGCATAGAGTGCTCAAAATGAACACGAATGTCTTCTGTCAAAGTCAAGCGAAGATAATCGGGAATATCGTCAATTGAGTTCTGGCGATTCTTTGTATCCTGACGACGAAGTTCTGGTAGAGGAATGATTTTTCCAAGAAGAGTACTATCAGCATAACGCTGCGAAAATTCCTGGTAAGTAAAACTCCTATGACGTAAAATCTGAGCAGCAATACCTCTTGTCGTATTAATCTCTACAGTCATCGAAGCTTGTTCAAAGATACTCCAATGCTGATGTTGAATACAATACTTGAGTAATCCAGAAAACTTTTCATTCTCTTGATTTGCTGGATTAGAGACACGAGCACAATATGCCATATGTTTCTCTGCATCTGGTGTTACAGATACAAGTTTAACTTCTGGTTTCATAAACACAAACTCATCGTACATTATATCAGTCCTCCTCTTCATAAAATACTTCGTCGTAATCATCTAGAAAATATTTAACTTCCTCATATTGAGGTTCTTTAACTTCAAAATCAATTTCTTTTTTGAGACATTCAACTAAAGTCTCAAGGTTTCTTACAATGAGATTAATCTTTTCTCTATCCATTTTTATCAACCTCGACAAAGGTAATTATACATAAAAAAAGAGGGGGAGTCAAGTCCCCCTCTTATGTTATTTTGCTGCCAATAAAGTGGCAAGAGATGCTTTTTTGCGCCTCTCTTCTTTTTGCTTTTGCTCTTTTATGAGTTGCAACACATTAAGTTTCTTCATCACTTATGCCCCTCCTTTACGAACTTAACACCACGATAGGTTTCATTGTATTGTTGAGGTTGTTGCATCATTTGCTGTTGATACTCAAGACGCTTTTGAGTATCATACTCTACGCCTCTATATACGATTTTTGCCATTGTTTTTGCTCCTTAAGAAATGAGATGTTTAAGTCCCGTTCCTTTGGGCGGCGTTTCCGTTTGCTATTCGCAAATAGCAAATGAACGAAATTGCGTTCCGCGTCGTCCTACTTGCGTCTCATTTAATGAGATGAACGTAGAAGTACTATAGACTTCTATAGTAATTTAGTCAAGTAGGTTTGTAAAATGTTATACTATTTTACTATTTCTTTATCTTTCATTATTAATAGCAAAATAACCTTTATGGTGTTTTCTTTTTCCATTCAATACCTTTATAATATGACTTACCGATAAATTATGTTCTTTACAAAAATGCGATATATTTTCAAGGACATATATTTCACCATCAGGAGATATTACAGTATTAAAATCTCTTTTTTTAATAGTAGTTTCTGGCAATTTCCAACCTTTATGCGATTTTAATTTTCCAGAAATTACTCTAGATAAAACATGATTTGTTAGATTATTTTCTCTACAAAATTTAGTAACATTTTCACCTTCATAAATTTTTCCAGTAGGATCCATTATTACAAATTTTTTCCATCTATTAGGATTACAATATTTTTCTCCACCTAATGTGGAATTGTATCCAAATTTAAAGGTAGAAAAATGTTCTATCCAATATTTTTCTCTTTCATCAAGTTTTTCTATATTAACTTCTTCAATTATCCCCCAAACAAAATTATCAATACCATATTTTTTTATTGCGGAATAAAATTTATTTCTTTTTTTATATTTCAATGCGGCAGTTTTATGCTTACTTTTTCTTGCATTCAAATTATTAATTGTTTGCCCGATATATTTTTTCCACTAATAATACAATGAGCACAATAAATTATCCCTTTAGACATTTTATTTTTTGAGTTCGGCATTTATATTTATATTAAAAATGAGAAGAGAATAATCTCTTCTCATAATGCCTTAAGTTTTGCCGAACTCTAAAGGCATCATTATTTATCTATCAACATACTTAAGATCGTGAGATTGTGAATGCAATTGCTCAATAATTATATCCACACCTATTTTTGGATTGCAATTTCCACAAGTAAAAATATCCACATAACAATTACCTAATTCTGGATATGTATGGATTGAAATGTGAGACTCTTCTAAAAGACATAAAACAGTGACTCCCTGTGGTTCAAACTTTTTAGAAATAGTCTGAACCACAGTAGCACCACTTGCAACTGCCGCGTTTTCTAATAAGTCTATGAGACAACGCTCGTCGTCCAAAAGAACAAACGAGCATCCATACAAGTTAAGTAGATAATGCTTTCCCATTTTACAGTGGATTCTCCTCCGCTTCTTTGATTAAGGAACTCACAATCTCTTCTGTCCCATCTAATGTTTTGATAGCGTAGAGAGATGATTTTTGATATTTTTTTACTTTTTTATATTGCTTTAAAAGTTTATTTAAATCATTTTTAGGAAGTTCAAATTCAACTTCTAAATCAGTGTTAAATCCTTTATTCATTTTCTCTTTTTCTTTTCTGACTTTTGATAACCCCATAGTTTAGGATTTGTTCTCCCATACCCAAAATCAATTTTTTTAACAGATCCAGAACCATACTTATCATAATACATATCAAAGATACGGACTCTAGATCCTCTGACTAGATCAATAAAAGATTTTCCATCCACTTCATACCAAATTAAATACGCATCATTAGGAAAAGAAGGATCTTTTACTTTATCGATAGATGTATTTTGAAGAAGAATATCACAACCATATTCTTGAGGGAAAACTTGCTTTTCATTATTTGAAGATTCTGTCATAGATTTCCCCTGTGCTCTTTTTACAACATCATGCAATTTACTCACGAACGCCCACCCCATTGAATATCAGGATATGCTTCACTCACAATTTCTTTAGTAATTTTATACTTAGTTTGAAGTTTTTTGTCTTTTACAAGACAAACAATTTCTGCTTCAAGTGGATGAAGTCCCTGTAGAATGTTAATAAACATAGTTTCTCTACGAAGAGAACTTAATCCATCATTACCACCTTTTACAAAATTATAAAACATATGGTATTCTTTTCTAATTGAAGATTTACCTTGGTCCATAGATCCAAGAGAATTTGAATTCATTTCTTCCATTTTAGAAACTGCATCTTCAATTTTTCCACTTAATGTTCCACTGTAAGAAGTCTGCTCTCCCGTGCTTGCATAGGGAACATCTCCCTCAGGAAGTAAAGAAATTACAGTCTCATCAAAGTTCCAAATCAAAATAGTTTTCAAGGATAAATCATCATATTTCTTTAGGACTTCTACTTTTTTAGAATTTGATCTTTGTTTTGAAACTAAATTTAGAATTTCAAATATAAAAGGATTTGAAGGTAAAGTTTCAATTGTTGCTTTAGGTTTTGTTTTAGTTATCGCCATAATTTTTAATACAAATCAGTTTAACATAGTGATTTTGGTTATTTATTAATCTTCTTCATTTTCATCATCACCTTCATATTCTTCATCATCAAAAAATCCCTCTTCAAAACGAACAGCTAATACTTCATCGGGAATTATATTTCCATTATTATCAAGAAATTCTGGATGAATATTGCGAATACCGTAAATTCTTTCTACTTGATATTGTTTAAAAATCCAACCACCAATTAAACCGATGAAAAGGAACATTACGCAAAATAAAGTTGTAAAGGTCAAAATGATTGATAGTTCCATTTGCTTTCTCCAGAGAGTTTATTTTTTTCTAATATCGAAATGAAATTCTATAAAAAAATGAAACTCTCTACGAAAAAGAGAAATCATCTTACCAAATTTCATTTGAAACGTTTTTGGTGTAGATTCTTTCCTCCTATTTCGTAGTAATAATTCAATACCTCGATTAATTTGAGGTTCATTTTTATTTAGTTTTCTTTTTTTATCTTCATTATCATTTACCATGATATATTTTTATTCATTAAACTAAATTTTGTTCTTTAAGATATTGAATTGTATCCACACATCCTCCAATATGATTATCATCTACTATAACTTGGGGGAAAGTAGAACCTTCTCCAAACTCAGAATAAAACTCATCTTTAGTAAAATCAACATTTAGTTTATATGTTACATACGAAAGAGATGCTAATTCTAAAACTTGTTGAATTTTAGTACAATACGGACATCCATCTTTAGAATAAACTGTAAATTTCATAACTTTTTAATAAATC